TGCGTATCAGGACTCTTATACAGTCCCGTACGTGGAAATTTTAAAGGTTGTGAGCTATTCTCCACTATCCCGCGCCAATTTAGCCTATTGAGTAGCTTGCTAGCAGTAATGAGGGCACTTATCCTGGCTGGTTCGTCGAAATCAGGCCAATCTCCACCTCCGCTACGCTCGGAAAGGTAAAGATCGGCCTCCTCCAACGACGCATATGAGTCGGTGGATATGGGCATCGTCTTAGCTGTGGAAGATCGGCAGGATCCCCAGATTCAGAGCAGAAGAAGCCTTACGGATCCACGTACCGGTGGTAGTGCCTCCGACCGTAGCGGCAGTGAACACTTCCGGCGTACCACCAGTGACACTGTTATAGTAGTCGGCGTTCGACGGGAACACATCCTTGGCGCCAGCCCAGTCGTAACCTGCCGGATGGATGATGTACCCCCAACGATACCAGATAGTAGTGGTACCGCCGCCGTGATACGCCTTGGCATCACGTTGGATCTCGGTCGGGACTTCGATTTCCAACGGCTCGAACGCAAGCGCGCCTGGAAGCAGGAGGAACGACGTCTTGGCACCGACGATATCCACACCGGCACCAGTGTTGAGTTTCGTCAACTGCGCCGAGGTGAACGCTTGGGACACGCGCGAGTTGATGAGGCGAATCTTGCCATTGTAGATGGTTTCGAATTCGATATTCGCCTCCGACGCCCGAACGGAATCGATCAGCTCGGCACTACGAAGGGAAGCACGCACCTCTGGCGAAGCCACGAGATAGACGTATTCCGGTTCGTAGTCCTTCCAGGCCATCCCGATAGCATTCAGAAAACCCTCTGCACGGGCAGCCCCTTGGACGGATGCGGTGGCGTCCACGATGAGCTTGCTGGCTCCCAAATCGACATAGAACCCGTACCGGTTTTCCGTAGGGTCATTGGTGAAGGTCTGGCCGCCGAGTCCGGCAGCACCGGCTGCAGAGGCGGCGCCATTCAAGCCTTCTGCGATGGCCACGCCGCGAAGGACCGCGAAAAGAGCGTCGTTCTCATCGGTAGTCCGAACGGAGATGGCATCCTTGGCGAACTTGGCGATGCCGTCATCTTGCGTGACGATATCCTTCAAGTTTACCTTGCTGCCGCCATAAGCACGCGCAGTCTTGACGTAGCTCAGGTACGCCGAACTTTGCGAGGAAGTAGTACCAGGTGTTGCGTCAGTGAGCGATCCGACGTTGATAGTAGGATTGAGCACCTTCTTCCAGCGCATTTGGCCGATGAAGGTCTCAGTTTTGACGTCGATGCCGGGGTTACCCGATACAACACCGGTACCGATCAGGCCCTTCTGATTGGTGTAGCGTTCATCGGCCAACGCGGTAATCGCGGATTGGAGGGCGTAATCGGTGGCACCGGCGAGTGAAACTGTTGCAGTCATTTTAGTTCTCTTTCATGTTAGTTCATGGCCGATTGGCTCATGTCTTTTGGTTTGGGAGTTTCCCTTCCTCCGCAAGTCTCAGCAGTTCCGATTGTGGAAGATCAGAGAGCGATTTGTACCCAGTTTCGCTAGAACTACGACGGGAACTACCAGCTCCCGATCCGGATGTGGCACTCTGTACAAAGAGGAATGACTGGTCAGCGTCAGCAGCGAACTTATTCACAAATTCCTGCATGGTGCATCCCGACGTGTGTCTCCACTCTCCGTCCTTTTCTACTAACTGGTTTACGATATCGCGATACGCCATGTCAGAGGCCTTGGCATTCTTAAACGGCAAACCTGCCAAAGCGCCTTTCAGTTGAGTATCACGAGTCAGGGCTACGTTCAAATTGCGCAATTCCTCGAACGCTTTTGTCTGCTCGCTCAATTTGGCTTCGAAGACCTCCTTAGACTTGCTGAGGGCCGTATTATGCTCCGCCTCCAGCTGTTCCCGTCTGGCTTCTTCTGCCTTCAATTCCTTGTCTAACCTCTCTGCTCTGGCTACTGCATTCCTGCGTTCTTTGTCCAAGGCGTCCATCTTTGTCTTGAATTCGGCAAGAGCGTCACTGACTGCATCTTTAATAGCGGCATCGAATTCTTCCTTGGTGAAGGTAGTATTTGAATCTGACATCTTATGCTCCTGAGCACAGCTCGATTTGTTGAAAACCTATCCACAGGATAGTATTGTTTGATAGCTAGCCGCCGACGGCGTACCAGCTGCGATTGACACCCTTACGAGTATCGTCCAGTATATGCTCATCGCGAAGTATATCGGACTCAGAAATCACCCTGCCTCCAATCACACTGTGACCAGCCTTTGGGATTATGCCTATATCCATCGCCTCTTGTAGAAATTTATCGTACTCCTTACGAGGGAGGCCCCTCTTTAGCATTTCGTCTAATGTAGCTTTTACATTTTCAGAGCGAGCAGCTCTGGCGTACTCTTCTCGTAGTGCCATTTTGGCCGCTGGCATGTGTGATATGTGTGTAAAGAACGCATCGTGAATCGTACTGGTATCAATCTCGTTTTCCTTACCCCAGATATGGAATCGCTTCACCAGCACCGCGTCGTTACTGTGATTTCCATTAACAGCGAAGGCAGTCTTCGCCTTGACTATGTCCGTTATATCACTTATCTTATTTGATGTATTAGTCAACTCATCAAACATAGTTGGGGCCGTTTTCTGGTCCACCATTAGAATGTTGGTGATCCATTTACCTTCACTGTCTTTGTAAGAGAGGCGCTCCTCAAAGGATTGTGTAAAGTATTGTTCCATAGTCACACCGTCGAAATTGACCCAAGGCACATGCGACCACTTCTTCACATTTTCCTTACGTTCGACGCCGAATAGTGCAGCATCAAGCAAGCCTTGAGGGTCCCATCCTGGTGCGCGTTGTATGAGAGTTTTCAAGAATCGAGATTTTATCAGACGTTTTCTATCCAGCTCGGCAGCATCAGGCTTGAAGTTTGGAAGGTAACCTGCTAACGTTAATTTACTACGCATTGATCGAAGAAACGAAACATCCAAAAACTTCTGCTCAGGCTTTCTCTGCTCCTTCTCACCGAATACTCTACGCAACAATTCATACTTAAAGTCTATGTCAGCCGAAGATGGATCCGCGTTTAATAGGAATGATTCAGCCAGTCTGCCGAAATACTTGGTAAAGTCCCTCAGAATAGGCGCCTGTGTAGCCAGGTTCTCGCTCATAATCTTGGCGATCAGTACGAAGTCTTCTGGCGTGACGGTTCTGTCGTACTGTCTAGTCATCTTCTCCACAACATCCCTGGTGTTACGATCCAGAAAATACAGCGCTTCCATTATGTCGTCACCAGGCGCCTTACCTTTAGTGAAGATGTCCTTGACGTCCTTGCGCAAGCGCATCAATTGATCGTAAGTCTCAGGATCATAAGTCTTATATCTCGCGGCCCTTGCGCTTATCTCGCTTAGAACCTTATCGCGGTCTGATGTGGAGACTACTAGAGTCGAGGAATCCTTACCGAGTACTTTTACCAGCTTGCGTTCCACATTCAGTACGCCTGTACGTGTACCAGCGCCGTATAACGTCACCATGTTCTGTGCCTTAGCTGCTTTCTTAAGGTCTCGCTCTGAGAGCCCTAGCCTCTTATTCAACTCTACAAAACGCGGATCAACGTACGTTCTTGCGGCAATCTCATCGTAAAGCCGCTGCTTCTGATCAGTCGGCACTACATTCGAGATTTCAGCCAGCTGTCTATTCTTCGTAGTCAGAGCGATGATTTGCGCTCCACTGGAAGACGCATCTTGTTCAAGGACCAATGTGGTGTAATACTCTCGTAACTTAGACAAATCGCTGTAATCACTCTTTAAGAAGTTGTCTATTTTAGCGGCCTCTATGCACAACCGCACCGCCTTGGCATAATCTTCACCGTCGATTCGCTGCATGAAATCCGAATCGAGTATGAAACGCATATCTGATGGTTTACCACGTAGGAATGCGTTGCCTATTTGTACCATTTCCTTTCGCAGCGTATCCGATACGCCAAGTCTACCACTTACCGTGAGAGAGTTGAAGTTACCCTCAAATACCTCGTCCAAACCACCAAAGAAAGCGCCAACTTGGTCTCTGAAGACATCATAGCCTTCCTCGCCTAATGGCAGAGATCTAGTGGATGCAAGGAACGGTCTAAACGTTTCGCCGGCCTGTGGACCTATCAACCCTCTATCGTAAATTCTGCCACGATGGTCCAAGAACGGCATATTAGAGAATGACGTGTCCGTTTCCCGATGCCACTGCATAGCCTTGAAACGTTCATATGTATCATCGCGCGATGCTAGATATTTTCTGAAGTGATTCAGTTCATTATATTGCTTGGCTGCACCTCTGTCGTCCACGAAATTGATCAGCCTATCGATACCGTCATAGGTCGAGACGTCCACCTTGTATTTAGCTCTAGAAGCCCAATTCAGCGCCTCTGCCATATCCTTGGTGATTGCTTCCTCGGGAAAGTCTCCAAAGCTACTATCACTAGTCAGAGGAATTCTAGTGTCGATGTTGCCGTCCTTAATAAAATACGTCTTGAAGCCAGGCCGCACTATTAAGGTAGGCTCTTCAGTAAATCCTACTCGAAGTCCCAGATCTATTTCCCTATTTATACGGGCATACTTATGGACATCCTCGTCCAGGAGCCGAACAGTTTCACTGAAGGTATCGTAGTATTGACCGAAGTACTGGCCAGTTATCCTGGAACGCATTCTACGCTTCTGCACACCGAATGTCTCGAATGCGATCAGTTCTTTATCAGCGAGCGGTGCCAATATAGCCAAGCCAGCCTGATACCACTCGTCTTTACTGCCGCGATAGTTAGTCGATTCGTACAATTGTCTACCTATGCTCACCGCCAAGGCGTCTCTATCTGGTAAGTCGGCCATAGCGAGCCTCCTGGCTACCTTCAGGAAGAAGATATCCAAGTCCTGGTCGCTCATCCTATTCCACACCTTAAACGGTATCCTATTACCCATGATGGACGTGAAACTATTGGCGTCTACTCTTTTCCTGATAAACTTGGGAAGGATACTTCCCCGTATTCTCTCAGCTAACTTTGGCAATACATTGTCCTCGAAGTCGTTCCTTGCGATTATATTCTCAACGAACCTCGCTCTGATATCCTCTAAATACACAGGCCCAAGTACAGGATCCAGGAACGCGTACTCCTTCAATTTCCTGAATGTATCAGACTTCATCCTGATCGCGGTCTCTAATGATTCAGAGATGTTAGTTACGTCGAACTGGATTTGTCCATTCAATACCGCTTTAGCGTTGCCCCATACTTCGCCATTACGTCTAAACCGTTCGAACGTCACCCGCAAGTTATCAGCGATTACAGCGCGCTCATTGACACCCATCCTGTCTCCAAGATCGTCAACAAACTGCGATATGAATTGCTTATCTCCGTCGTTCAAATGCTCTGACTTATTGACCAAGTCAATACGGTGCGCGAGAACGGAAGGATTAGGTCCGTACATTCTCGCATCCTCATATCTACCCGTAATAGGGTTAAATAGAAGTTGCTCCTCTGTCGGAAGGATATTCAGAACCTTCGCCTTCATCGCCTTCTTATTATGCAGCAAATTGCCTCTATAGTTCGTAAGCGATAAGGTGCCGTCCAACTCGCCGGCTTGTAACAAGTAGTATTCACGAAGCATCTTTGCTCTGTCCGCATCACCGACCAACTCATCTGGAGTGGAAAAATCCAGCTTTATTGCGTCGAGTTTAAGCTTTGCATCTGCGAATCGTCTAACATCGCCAGGAACGCCAAGAGGACTAACGGTCTTCTTTCTCAACTCGTGCAGGGATACTTCACGATCGCCGACATTGAAACCGTCCACCGTAATTTCTCTATTGGTGAACATCTCGACCTTAGCAGGATCTCCGAGGTGTGCCAGCCTTATTTCGTAGGGTTGCCTCATCAGCCAATCCTGATAGGACTCATCGCTATACGCTTCCCCATCATAGTACTCACGTTGTTCAGGAGTCAATGACTCCAGATTACGCTTTCTTATACCCGCTATGGCGTCCAGCTTAGCGAGCTCTTCATAGCTCTTTACTACAGGGACTGTAGTGCTTCTACAATGCCAATGAGCAGGAGGTAGATGGGCAATGTCGCCAATAGGATAAATATGACCATCACGGTGAGCGCATACAGGAGTAGTACGAGAATCCAGGATAGCAACGTACTGCCAACCTCTAAGAAAGTTCGAATTAGCTTTATACACCTCATGATCTGCCTGACTCCTTACGGACGTTATAGCGGTACGCACCAGGCCTGTCGCCTGATTCCTTGCAACCCCGAGTGCCGGAGCTACAGCTTTGACTATATCGGACTCCTTAGCGCCCTTCGCCAATAAATTGCGGATGACCGCTTCCACTGCGACCCTCTCACGAGTAGATATGCCCTTCCAACCGTTACTGAGGACTACGTCACTGTACAGCGGGCGCTTAAGGACGATTTCTTCGGCTATCCTATCCGGTGGCCGCGATATTTCAGCCACGTTTCCTATTACGCCACCGAACAACCCTACTGTTCCGGCCTCCTGATCAAAGCACAGTTCACGAAGATCCCTTGATGTAAGGCTATCAAGTGAATTATAAGTACCGGACAATTCATTGTCGATATCATCCCATATTCGTCTGGCTTGCAGATTCTTATTCAGAAGCTTGTTCATTCGAATTGTATGACCGTCCAGCTCCAAATTCACCTTTCCGAGTAGTTTCTGCTCGAACAAACGAATCATAGCGGCACGATCTACAACGTTATCGTAGATATCTCTGTTGGCTGTCATTTGCCGCCTATAAGCGGATCGCCATTTATCTCCGCCAGCCCCGAGACGTCGTCATATTCGGAGGATAAGATGTCATTAGACTTCAGGGTGTCCAGCCAGGTAGAACGCGGCAAGAGTTGTTTCTCATACCACTCGGTTATTAGCCGAAGCCATTCGGCACCCAGCGGTGTCGGATCAAAATCCGCACTCATCTTAACTTGGATAGCACTCGGTAACAGTTCAACCCCGAGATTGCAGGATAGCATATACGCGATTATACTGCTCAGCGTACTACTGATTTGAGTGTTCATACTAGAAAGTCGCGCAACCTGTCCAGCACTCCGTATATCCAACGCCACTCCGCTCTGGGCTGTCTCTGGCGCGAGCATTCTAATGCCCATCTTGGCCATGACATTTACTGTACCATCTATCGCCTTCTCCAGACTATCGATAGCTTGTACCGGAGTATCCAATACTGTTAATTGGTCGCCCCTCGGAAGTAAGATCCAAGAGCCTAGCCCCCTATTTACTATTTCCGCGAATGACGATTCGTCCATATCCGACGAAGCGACTAACGTATACGTTGACGCGCAGTACAGCAGATGGTTACGCCTGCTAGTCTTATTATATAAATGAATTTCCCTATCTGCCAGGGCAGACAATATCGGAGTTTCCATTGTAACTCTTCCATTAAGCGGCCATACAGGGATGCGCGTAAGAGGTTGCCCTCTCAGGATAGGGGTCGTGACTCCTTGCTCGACCATCTCGCCTTTACCCTTCTCCGAGTTATCTTGGATGAAACGTCTAATAGAGTACTGACCGTCCACTAATCCATGTACGTATATAACTTCCAACTCGAGCTCATGGAACTCATTCTTCGGATCGGGTACGGTCTCCGTCACGCGGCGTATGATTTGCACCAGAACGGGAGTTCCTGCCGTATCCATCGAATACTTCCAGTTTATTACAGTCTCAGCGGGCCATATGACAGGAAACGGCCTAATCTCATTGCTATCTTCTATTTCCGGAAGATCTACGTAAACCCAAGTACTACTGGTGATTAGTTCTTCACGTATCGCATTGGCAAGAAACGGAACAAGACCTGACCCATCGTGAGAGAATGAGTTATAGATCCAATCCGCCATCTCCGAGGAGACCGCCTTAGGAAAGGTGATCTGTGGTCGTTTACGAATCAGGCCACCTATTAGTGTTCTGGCGTATTCGCCAACAATGCCAGGATACTCTGCCTCTCGCTTGTAAAAGTTATATTGTGCTTGATCCATACTCAATGAGAATGGCAAGAGATAGCAAGCCGTACTGGCCCTGCTATCGTGCTCATTGATGGCATCTCCTCCTTCAAACACATCCCTGCACTTACGCCATTTGTCTTTGAACTTCAAATAGTCCTTGCAGGGTGTATCCACTCCCAGCTTATTCTTCACCGGAAAGTGCCTTATTGAAACGCTCGATCGAACCTACGAACTTAGCGCCTGTGATATTGTTGTTGGCGGTGATACCAGACCCGTTACAGAAGATTGCCCAAGAAGACGGAACCCGTTCCACTGCCGAAAAAATAAAAGGGGTTGTTTCTTCTTGAATAACCACCTCCGGAACAATTTCCGGGGGAGGTTCACTAGTAGCGACCTTAGCTCTTTTCGAGTTCTCGATCGCTTCCAGTACTTGTGAAATTTTAGCCATGCGTCCTCACTGAATAGTTGTTGGGATTACTTACCGAAGTTGCAGTGCCTCTGTTGAATACGAAATCAATCAGATACCGAAGTGCATCTGACCAGTGCTCAATACCGTCACGCTTATCAATGACAAGACCATTATACGATGATCCATCCCAACTGGTGCGTAACAAGCTGCTAATCAAATTCTTAGCCTTACGTGAAATAAACAGGCGCGAAACCCCTTTTGCATTATAGCACATGCCGTTTACGATATTTACACTATCCTTGATAGAAGGGGAAACCCGGCTAGCAAAGACCCGATGGCCCGCTGCTCTTAATAGGGATAGGTCTGTGACACCTACAGGAGCGGATGTCTTTCTTGCTTTTCCAGTAGGATCCGGGTAAGTGTGGCAAGCTCCATACCTTCTGAATAATGTAGCTGCCAATTCTTCTGTGTTAATAGCCCCT